GCCTGTGTGGTGGATGAGGAGAACGGTGCAAGCAAAGCGGGCGCGGATCTGAGCGCCGAGGGAACGCAGGTAAGCGGCGGCTTCTTCGCGCTTGTTCTCGTCCCCGGCAAAGGTTTGGGAGAGGGTATCGACGACCACCATCCGGGGTTCGATGCCGAGGTCTAGGATAGCTTTCTGGACGGCGAGTACGCTTGATTCCTCGCCCAGATTGACGGCAACGGGGCAGACGTAGAAGGGGATGGAGCCAATCGCCAGCTTGCGGTCAAGATGCCAAGCGCGGATGCGGTTCCAGAGTCCTGCGCCGCCTTCGGCTGCAATGTAGACCACCGCCCCGCCGCGAGTCTTGCGGTCAAGCCACGGGAGGTTGTGGGCCATGTGGAGGCCGAAATCTAGGGCAATAAAGGATTTGTATGTGCCGGAGGCTCCAAAAAACATTCCGATGGAATTGTCCGGGATAACGTGCTTGACCAGCCATTTCAGGCCGGAGGCGCGGTCGCGGAGTTGGTCGAGGTTGAGGATGAGTCCGTCAGGATTGAGTGGCTCACTAGATGAGCCTGTGCGTTTTATGGTCAGCGGATTGACCCAACCAACGGCCTGGGCGCGGGAGAACAGGGTCTTGATGGTTATGCCCGCCTGTCGGTTGCGGCCAAAGGAAACCCGTTTAGCCCGTTGGAGCTTGTGGTCAAACTTGCTGGAATCCTGCGACCAGTTCACCCAGACTTGATAAGCGGCATTTCCGAGGCCGGTAGCATGAAGGGCCATGCCCGCCTCAATCCATTGGTGATATTCGTCGGCATCAAGGTGTGAGAGGGCATCGGCGGCTTCTTGCAGTTGGACGGGGAGGGTCACGATTCCGAGGTTGGGCGAATTGGGCGAAATGTTTCCGCCCAGAGGCTCAAGCAGCATCCTTTCCAGCCAAACGGGGGCTTGTGCGGGCATGAACCCTTGGAGTGGGTCTAGACCATCATCCCAAGCGTAGCGCCGCCCTGAGTGGTGTATGGAGGGTTCTGCAACGATATATCCGTTGGCCTTGATGTCGATCCCCGGCCCGAGCTTGCCACGGACGCGGGAGATCATGGCGGGGTCGATCCTGACCAGATAATGCTGTCCGTTGCCCGTGCGCTGGGTTGGGGTTTCGGGGAGTTCGCCGTTCTGGGCGAGGATCTGTTCCCAGGTCAGGTGACCGAGGTTGCGGGTATCTATGTCGATTGCAACGCACCCGGAGTCGCCCATTGCGAGGCCGATGTTTGCTTGAGGCCATTTGCTCCACCATCCCCGGATGGTCATTTCGTCGTTGCTGGCTTCTTGTGCGCCGTGCAGGGTGAGGGGATGTTTTGCGGGCGTTCTGCACTCCTTGTCGCCGCAGGAGCAGATGCCGGACTTGATGGTGTGCAGGGGAAGGACGCGAAAGCCGCGCTCGGCGTACTTGAGGGCCGCATCCATCAATACCTTTGGATGGATCTCCACGACTGTATTTGTCTCGTCAGTCATGAAGAATTGCCATTCCGGGAACGCCTAAAAACTTTGATTGCCCGTTCTATCGTCTGCATTTCTTGCAAACCCCTTTTGCGATAGCCATAAAATACATTAATCATTTGCTCTAAAGAATTCACCAGTTCAGCACGAGTAGATAATTTATTTGCGATTGCAATAAATGGTGGCGGCAATATTCGCCTGACTTGCTGATAGCGTTTTGAATTACCTTTGCGTAGCTCACCTGTAACTTCAATCATGCCAGCGTCAAGCATTTGCCTGTAACGCGGTGTCAAGCTGTTGCTTTTTATTTCAGGTAAAGAGTCTCCAACCTCGTCAGCAATACATCCGTCAGACCCAAATTCAGCCATGACTTCGTAAACCCTCAAGCACAGCTTGAGAGCATCTATGGACGCTGCGGCTTCGTGACTGGTGTCTGGATCTGTATTTCGCGCCAAAGCCTGTCCATTTAACTCGTCGTTGCTCATTTCTTCCTCCGCTTGTACTTGGCCTCGTCCACCACAAGGGCGTTCTTTGTCATCACCTGGAGCCGGTAGGCCATCCCTCGCGCTACCAGTTTTCCCCATTGCTCGACCGCCTGCCGACTGATCCCCAACGCCTCGGCAAGCTGCCTACGCCCTCCGAAATGTTGCACCGCGTCATCCGTATACATTGTCATTCCTATGGTTGTCGATGATGCAATATACCTTGTATAAATATATTTTGCAATAATGCTTGCAAAGCAATTTTAATTGCTTTATGATCCATTCATCGAAGCAAACAACCGGAGCAACAAAATGAAATATCAATACAACGATGGAGGCCGCAAGGCCGCAGGCTACAAGGGCGTAACAGGCGACTGTGGCGCTCGCGCAATGACAATTGCTCTGGGCTTGGACTACGCGGAGGTCTACAAGGAACTGGCTCAAGCCAACGCCGACAACGGTCGCGCAAAGTCTGCCCGTAACGGGGTGATGAAGGATGTCTACACCGAAGTTCTAAAGCGTCACGGCTGGGTGTGGATGCAGGCTCCTAAGTTTCACGGTCGCAAAGCTCGTTGCAATGACCTCATAGGCGTGGTGATCGCTAAGCAGGCCCGTCATTTTGTAGCGGTAATTGACGGTGTAGCAAACGACATTTGGGACTGCACCCACAAAATGGTTTACGGGTATTGGGCAAAGGCATAAGACGGGGCTTAGGAATACGCAGCTAGAGCGAGTCTAGCGAATACTTGGAGATGAAAATGAGCACACAAAACGAAGCCCACGGAGACGAGGACCAGCGCCGCAAATTGACGGAAAGAGAGTTGGAGTTAGCGCTTGAGGAGATCATTGACACCATCCTCGACCACGGTGGCTACCCAGCACAAGGTCGCCGTCAATTCGATTTGTACGAATGGCTTATCGAAGAGCGCGATTCATCCTACGCCTGGGAAATGTACGTCTGCTCTCTGAGCGGCAATACCCGCGCACTAGAAATCCGCATTGAACGCGAACTAAAACTAGTTGAGGCATTGCTTGATAAACACCTGACGGGTTCCGACATGGTGCAAGACTTGGCAAATCAACGCGCCTCGGAAAACAAATGAGCATCAGCGAGATTTGCTCTTACGCTTGCGCCATCGGAGCGGTGGTTTGTTTCTTAATCTTGATCTGGGGAAATTAAATGGCAATCGACCTTAAAGCAATCCGCAAGAACTCCGACTTCATGCCGCCGCGCATCATGCTGTACGGCCCGCACGGTTTGGGCAAGACAACGTTCGGAGCCAGCGCCCCGGCCCCGATCTTCATCCTGACGGAAGACGGTCTCGGACAATTGGAAGTCGACCACTTCCCGCTTGCGACCAGTTTTGAGCAGGTGCAGGAAGCCCTTGCCGCGCTCCAAGGCAAGCACGAATTCCAGACGGTGGTGATCGACAGCCTCGACTGGTTGGATAACTTGATCTGGGAGCAGATCAATACAAAGTATGACGCGAAGGATCTGGCCTACGGCAAAGGCGCGGTCATTGCTGCCGATTACTGGCGCAAGGTGCTGGATGCGTTGAACGGGCTGCGGGCTAAAGGCATGGCGACCGTCATGCTGGCCCATTGCGAAATCAAGCGGTTCGACTCGCCAGAGGTTGAGCCTTATGAGCGTTATCAGCCCAAGCTGCAAGCAAGGTCATCGGCGCTGGTGCAGGAGTGGGCGGATTGCGTGTTCTTCGCCAACTACAAGACGGTGGTCAAGTCTAGCGAGGTCGGATTTAACCAGAAAGTTACACGCGGGATCACAACGGGTGAGCGGCTCATGTATACGTCCGAGCGCCCTGCGTATCTCGCAAAGAACCGTTATTCGTTGCCGGATGCCCTACCGTTAGATTTTCAGGCATTCATGACAGCGATATCGGCAGCAGCAGTAAAGCAGTAAAACCAACCAACCCAAGGAAAAAGCAAAATGGCAAATCTTAAAACGCTCCAACTTCCCACCGACGTTGAGCCGATGCAGTCGTTTTCCCCGCTTGAGGCGGGACGGTACGAGGTCATAATTACCGACAGCGAACTGAAGGACACCAAGGCCGGGACAGGCCAGTACCTCCAGTTTACGTTTGAGGTGGTGGGCGAGAAGAACGCCGGACGCAAACTCTGGTCGCGGCTCAATCTGGCAAATCCGAACAAGACCGCCGAGGAGATCGCACACAGGGAACTGGCTGCGATCTGCCAAGCGACCAAAATAGAATACCCGCCGGAAGACAGCGAGAACCTCCACAACATCGTGCTGTTTGTAGATGTGGTGCAGGAGAAGAACCCGGTGAACGACAGCATGACCAACCGGATCAAAGGCTACGCCCCGGCGGAATTGTTTGAACCCGCCGCCAAAGCGCCGCCCAAAGCGGCTCCGGCTGCACCCGCCCGCCCGTGGGCGAAGAAGTAATTATGACCATGCTGCCAGAGCGTCAGAACTCGACCGTCACCGCGATCTTCAAGCACTACGAGAAGGTTGCGGAGGCGGGGCAGCGCCCGCACCTGGGCGCGTCCGAGATCGGGCAGGAGTGCGAACGGGCCTTGTGGCTGTCGTTCCGCTGGGCCAAGCAGCCCGACTTTGATGGGCGGATTCTGCGGTTGTTTGAGTCCGGGAACCTTGCAGAACCGCGTCTGATCGAAAATCTTAGGGCAATTGGGGTCGAGGTATCAGACCGGGACGAGGACGGCAACCAATGGCGGTTCAAGGCTATTGGTGGGCATTTTGGCGGAAGTATGGACGGCGCTGCTCTGGGGTTACCGGAAGCACCCAAGACCTGGCACGTTTTGGAATTCAAGACCGCAAACGCCAAGAGTTTTGCGGCAATGCAAAAAAAAGGGGTAAAGGAGTCCAAGAACCAGCATTGGGTTCAGATGTAATTGTATATGGGCTGGGCCAGTCTTGACCGGGCGATGTATATGGTGGTGAACAAGGACACCGACGATATTTATGCCGAGCGGATTGAAGCTGATCCGGCGGCGTTCAAGGCGGCGTTGGCAAAAGCCGAGCGGATTATTAGTGCACCGGAACCGGCGATTCCGCTCGGAGAGACTGCGGCGGCGTTTGTGTGCAAGTTTTGCAGGTTCAAGGGGCAATGCCACGAAACGGAAGCCCCGCAGGTTAACTGCCGTACCTGCGCCCACGCAACCCCAGAACTGGGCGACGATGCCCGGTGGAGTTGTGCGGAGCACAAAAAGGATCTGACGGTAGACGAGCAACGGGCCGGATGCCGTGACCACCGGCACATCCCTGTCCTACTGGGCCGGTTTGCCGAACTGGTGGACGCGAACGAGAATAACCTGCTGACGTACAAAAACAAGCTGACCGGGACCGAGTTTCAGCAGCCGGTTTACGGGAGCCAGGAGATCACCGACTGCCAAGATAAACGGATGCTG